GCACTTGTTTGAGCAGCTCCATCAGCATCTTTTCCTACAACTACAAAAGTTATTCCTGAGTTATCAGCTGAAGAAGTTAAAGTAACCGTTTGAGCGTTAACCCAAGGACCACTATTTAATAAAACTAAAGTAGTAGCTGTCCCTGCAGCAGAAATTGCATCTGTGTCAGATCCAAATACTATTTGTTTACTTTTTACTCCTGATACATTTGGCATAATTTTAATCTCCTATTAATTTACACTAAGGCCCCGAAGGGCCCTAGTTAAATTTATTATCTTTGTTGGATTGTTTGAACCCAATCTGTAGCTAGTTGATTAGCAGTAGTACCTTTATTTTCTATGAAAATTTTTAGTTCTAAAGCTATATCATCTGGAACAGTTGAAGCTGTTTGCGTTCCAACTTTTTTACCGTCTAAGTACAATTTGTATTGTGCACTTGATTGACCAAGCTCAGTTCCTGCAGGTTGAAAATGAAAACCTAATCTAACAGAGTTAGATGGGATTTCAAATTGAGTTGCAGTTTGAGTTGGGACAGTAGAGTCTAACATTGTAAAAGTGCTTCCACCAGCAGTGTCTGTCATATCAAAAGATGTACCACCACTATTTTTTCTAGATAAGAATTGAATAGTTGTAGTATCTTCTAAGTGTGAAAAACCGATACAATCAGTTGGTACAGTTGCTGGATCAACAAATGCATTGTCTGCAAAACCTACAAACCAATTCATTTCAGTTACGTCTGTTACAGCAATTCTAGTTTCATACCACCATTGCTTAGCAGAGTTATAGTTCCATACTTCTTTACCAGAAATACCAGTAATTTCTCCAGCAGCTGGAGCATCGTCTCCAAGTCTTAACCATCCACCAGCATAATCTACTAGTTGATAGTCTGAACCACCACCAGATGTTACATCCCAATCACCTGAGTTATAAATTACCCAGTCGTTTTGATAAGCAACTTCTTGCCCATAACCACCAGTAATTAGAGGTTGTTTGATACCACTAAATAAAGAAGTATCTCCATCTTTTCCTCTTACGTTTGTTACTCCGTTTGAAAAGTGTGTTGTCATATAATCAGCGCCTCCTATGCGCCAGTTATCTTACTAAGAAAAAGATAACCAATTTATGTTCTATTAATATCTTAGTAAGATTTTTATATACTAGATTTTAATAGAGTGCAAGAGAGCCTACGGAAAATATACGATTTTAACGTTGTAGCTTTTATTAAGTAGCTACAGAAACTTGTGGAGCGGCATCTTCAATAGTGTTCTGCCTGTGGGCAATAGCTGCTTCTTCCAGCTTAATATCAGTAATGACTTTTCTAATTTTGTCATCAATTCTGACCATATCAAGAGTGTATCTACCATTAGATAGATGCTCCTGTTCCCACTTCAACTCCAAGGACCTTTTTTGTTTGTAAAGGTCTTGTATCATCACTAACCTCCTCATAGGTTATTCGATAGGGATTTGTACTAAACATTCCCGTTGATTCCCAAGTTATACTCTTTTCTCCCAGTTTGTCAACTATTGCTTGTTCTAGAGAAATGGCGTTATCATTAGATTCTACTTCAAATCTAGCGTGATAATCGTATGCGTATATATTTACTAGGAATTTTTTCATGGTTTTAGCTTTCTATTTAGTAATTGTGGCGGAACTGTGTCCCGCCACAAAAAAATTTAAGTATTACGCTCCTGGTGATCCGAAGATACCTCTAGGGTCAGATACGCCAAAAACGTATCTTTCTCTAGCTTTGTATCTAACATTACCAGTATCGAAGTCACCTTCCATTTTAGTAGTTAATGGAGTTCTTTCGAAATGTTTCATACCATTTGGCACGTCTGTAATGATAAAGAACGCATCAGTATCTGTTAAGAAATTATTAACAGAGTATCCTTGAGGAATCATCCCCATAGATTTGATAGCGTTAACATCATTATCAGCAGTTCCAACTCTACCAGCAGAAGCCATAAGTCTTTCAGCTGTGAATTGTAGTGCAGATGGAATGATCATTTTCATACCTTTAGCTGCGATTTTTAAACCTCTTTCATCTGTAAGAGCTGCAATGTCAATTAAAGACTGCTCTAAAGATGTTTCGTTTAAGTCTGCAGCAGTTGCTAGAGTGTTCGAAAACGATCCAGCAATAGTAGTATGCGCAGTGTTAAATAAAGTAACACCGTCACCTGAATTGAAAGTTCCTCCAGGCATTCCATTGTTTAATGGACTAACTGCTTTTACTTGTTTAGTTTGAGCCATAGATCTTGCTAAAGCTTTTGTATATCTAGAAGCAAGTCTGTCATACAAGTTATCTTCAATAGCTTCCTCAGTGATAGCAAACGCTAACGCAATTGTTTCGTTAGTGTATCTAGCTGTGAAAGTTTCTTGAGCATTATCGTATGTAACACCTGAACCTTCTGGTTTTACTTGTGCTTGAGCGAATCCACTTAACATCACTTCTTCTTCAAAAGCTCTGTCAGATGACTCTGTAGTATAAATTTCAGCTGACTGATTTTCATACTGTTTGTATTCCAGGCCGAATAAGGCATTCAAACCTGGCTCTAGTTCTTTAACTAGTTGATTACGTGATATAGCCATATTATCCTCCTTATACCCCTGTAGTATCCAAGAAGAACGACTGGTTAATAATAACTCTCCATACTACATTTGCAGATGTAAGGTCACTATTTTCCGGGTCTCTTGAGACACCTATTATTTTAACTTGTTGGTCAGCGTTATTGTTAAGAGTCGAATCATCTAGAGTCGCTCCTGACACATAGTTAGGTGATCCACCTGCACTATATGCAATATCAGCTGTGTTACCAACGTCTGTTTGTGCCGAAGCTCCAGTGTTGTTACTTCTGATTTCGTACTGTTGTAACGGACTGTCGTTAACAAGAGCAACAATATCAGTAGCAGTATTACTACCTTGTAGGTAGTTCTGGAACGTAGGCTTTGATGTAGTAGCATCAGTGTAAAAAACACCGTTTAGAGAGCCGATAATATCTTCAGTACCAGCTATTCCTACCACAGCATATCCACTAGCTGCTTGACATACTAAATCTTGAAAGTATATCGCAGATGAAGACGCTGCAACAGGGTATTCACCTAAACCCATGTTTTCATAACCATTGCCGTACATTTTAATGGGTTTGCATCCAAACCCAGTTGATGAACTATTAGCCATAGTTGTTTTCTCCTTATGTGAGCTACCCTTGCGGGCCTCCACTCACGGTTAATTTATTCGCTGGGTTGAAGTGTTAAAAATTTTTAACTTTTCTTGCCACCGAAGGTTGTACGAGTTTGTCTATCAATATCGATAGGCATTCCCCTATGCTGTTCCTTCATAAGATCGTTGTCGATTGCGGTCATTTGATCTTGCGATTGTTTTGCAAAATACTCTTGTCTTGACCTTGCGATCTCTTCCGGTACCCTAGTCAGCACTAGGCCTCCGTGCCCGATAACCCCTGCGTATTTGCCGTCGGCGATTGCTGGAAAGTCCTCATTAGGATATTCGTCGGCTCTTACTAACTCATACCCGGACCTTAAGCGTCCTTGTATGTTTTTCGTGTCAACAAATCCTAAGACTTCTATCCTGACCCATCTGTGTCTGAATCCGTCTGGCGCGTTGGGCGTATCTAAGTACGATGGTGGAGCCCAAACTTTTGGTTGCACTTTTGGTGCTACCGATTTTGCTTGTGATTGTACTTTTGTAGAATCACTTTTAGTTTGACTCGCACGAGTTGGTTTTTTATTTTCCATATGCCTATACCTCCTTCGTGTTTATAAGTTGTTTCGCATACTCTTCTAGTGGCACACCTAATTTTCTCGCTATTGCGACTTGAGAAGATGTGAGTCTCACTTGTTTGCGACCACTCTTTGTACTACGCGTTGCAGAGGCAACGTTTTGTGTAGGTTTAGTAGTCTGTTTTTCTTCTACTGGTTTATCAAATTTATGCGGAAATTCAAGTCTTATTCTTTTATCAACTTCTGCATAATATTCATCTGATTGAGGATCCATACCTTCTTCTTCAGTAAGTTTCCTATGTAGATCGAAAGCTGTGTAAGTCATGGCATTATCTTTGCCAAACCACTCATTTTTTTCAGCCCAAGCTTCTGCTTTTGGATCTCTAACAGGTTCTGGCTGTCTTTGAGTAGGTTGTTCTACAGGTTTTTCTTTAGCAGCAGTCTCTTGCATTTGATGTTGGGTCTTTAATTCTGCTAATTTACCTTGTTCATAACCTAATTGAGAGATAGCAGTTAATGCTTCTACTTCAGCTTTAGAATCTTCATTTTGTCTAGCTGCTGCAAGTTTTGCTTGCGCTGCTGCAATAGAAGATGAAATTCTGCCTTCCATTTCTGTGGCATAGTTTTTATCTAAAGATGTAGCTTGATTTTGAAACTGATCTCTTTCTTGTTTAATACTTTGAGCATAACGTAAAGCTTCCTCTCTTTGCCTTTCAGCTTCACGCATTTTCTTAGTAAGTTTAGCTATTCTTTTCTTAACTCCTTCAGAATATTCTTCAACTTCCCGAGAGTTATCTTGTTGTTTATCACTTTTTGCTTCGTCAGCTTTCTGTGTAACCTCACCGCCCTCGTTCTTTTCATCTCGAACAACAGGCTGCTCATCAGATTTCTCAGGTGTGTCAGCGGGCTGATCATCGTACGTAACATTTGCTTCATTTTTCTTTTCCTCTTTTTCATAAGTCTTATCTGTTTCTTTTTCTACTTCTGGTAAGTCTACTCTTGCACCCGGTCCGGATGTATCTAAATCGACCATTGGCTCATTAGATTTTTTTTCTTCTTTGTCTGGCATAGTTTCTCCTTATCTATGTTAAAATTCGTGAAATATATCTTCAGGGTTTTCCACGGTCGCTAAAACTTCATCATCATTAAGAAGTCTTATCTCACCCCCATCTATTTTAATTCGTGATCCAGCATATCTTGCAAAGATAATCCAATCACCTTTCTTGCACCAGGGGCCTTCTGGGTATCTTTCTTTATCATAGCAGTGTGGGCCCATGTCTAAAACTAAACCACAAGTTGATGCTACTTGTGATCGTTCTACTGTTTCATCTGCTAATAATATACCACCTTTAGTTTTTTCTTTTTGTTTAAAAGGTAAAACTAAAATACGCCAACCTGTTGGCTTGGGTAATTTTGATGATTCGTTAATTTCTTTTTTCTTAGTTGGTTTTACACCTACTAATTCTTTATTTGGTAACTCAATCTTTGGTTTTTGAGTTGATGTTGATAACGGTTCCGTCTTGTTCATTTTGCTCCTTTTTATTTAGCAGGGTGGATATTTCCTGATTTAAATACTGATACGTTCGTATCTGTCCTAACATATACTGGTATTTTTCCATATTGTCAACACCACCAGATGCCATTGCAGATACTACATCATCATGTCTCATTTTAATTATTTTTTTTATTTTTTCTATAAATGTTATTTCGTCCATTATTTCTTTTTCCTTTTCTTTGGTTTACTTATTTTACTGCCATATTTTTTAGTCCATTTTTTAGCTATAGCAGGTTCGTTTTTGTATAGATAACGTCCCT